TAATGTGTTTAGTGTTAACGTCACGAAAGCGTACAGTCAATATGGATACGTTGCATTAAAAAATGGAAATACGTCACCTTGGCAGCACGTAACAGTTGGTGAATGGCGCCTCTTCGGCACCCCCGGTCCCACGACCCTCGATAAGGGTTCGCTGACTTTAGGGAGGTCCCTTGATGTTCCCCGCATTTCGCGGTATGACGTGGATACGGAAACTCCGAGACCCGAGAAGTTGGTGCTGGATTTCGATACCACCGTCAATTCCTCACCCACAGATATCTCGGGGTCGGGGAATCATGCGGCGTTTTTTGGTGATGCCTACTACTCCGCAGCGGATAAGGCGTTTAAATTTGATGGGACAGGTGATACTGTTTATGTTGATCGTAATGGTAGTCTACCTGATACTAATTTACCTACGGGTGATGCGTTTTACACTATATCGTGTTGGATAAAATCCGGTACAACTCAAACCAATACAGATCCAGTTGTTTTTTACTTTGGAAGCTCGTGGGCTGCGAGTCAAACGGGTGGTATATATTTGAAGGATGGGAATAAAGTTGCACACGATATAGGTGCAGTGGCGATGCATACGACGAATGCAGTAATAAATGTGGAACAATGGCACCATGTAGCCGTAGTTAAACGAGGAACTGGGAGTAGCTCGGCAACTACAGCATATAATGGAATATTTATAGACGGTGTTGAGATTACTGCTTTAACAATGGAGGGTAGTGCGAGAACACAAGCAATCCAAGGTGTAGACAATATATCGATTGGTTCTAATTTTAATGGAGCACCAGGTAGTTTCGGTGAGGGTTATAATGGGTGTGTTTCGAAACCCCAAATATGGAACGTCGCCCTCGAACCCTCGGAGGTCAAGAAACTCTACAACTTGGGCCGAACCGGGCGGTCCATGGTCATCAGCGACACGGCCGTCGGCATCGGGAAAGTCCCTGAAGCACAATTGGATGTGAGGGGGGCTGTCAGATTTGATAGATTTACCGATAAGTTAAGAATTGATTCGCCCGCGGGATACCAGTTAAGTATAGGTAGATCAGATGCCTACTTAAATGAATTTAGGTGGTATGCATGGGGTAGTGGATGTAATTGGTACACACCTTATACCGGGAAGGGTATTTATATTGGCCGCGACGGTGAAACTATAAGTGAATATAATTTTTGGAATGTTACTACAGTTAAAAAGGGGGGTACGACACTTCACTCATCCGATGATAGATTAAAGCGAGACGAGGCATTTATAACAAATGCAACGGATACTCTTTTAAAACTTAAACCACAAACATACATCAAAAAACACAGATTACCGGAAAATGAAAACGACACCGATATACCCGAACAGTTCGAGGCTGGACTAATTGCTCAAGATGTTTGGTATGACGCACCTGAATTAAGATTCCTAGTCCATCCATCTAAAGATGCCAACCCATCAGAAACAAAACCAGTTTCACCAGATCCTAATGATCCCACACAGGATCCAGATTATTCTTCGTGGGGAACTACACAGGCATATGTAAATTACGAAGGTTTTTTACCTTACTTGATTAAATCGAACCAGGAAATATATACAGAACTCCAAGCCGAGAAGGTGGTAACGACCGAGAATAAAGATCTCACCCGTGAATTACGAATCGAGAATAATCGACTCAAGAATAAGGTGACCATCCTCGAAAATCGTCAGACACACTTTAACACACTTCTCGTAAACTTAATCGGACGTATCGAAACACTCGAACGACCCACTTAAAAACACGGAGACCCTTATACGTAAGTATGAATATCGTCGACGTATGTGGCCTACTAGGATCTGTCGTCATAGTTATCATGTTTATACCCGAGATCAATCACGTGTATAAATATAAAGATGCGAAAGCTATTAACTATACTTTTTTACACTTAAACTTAACGGCGAGTATTCTATCTCTCGTTTATTCGTTTTATTACGATATTATCCCGATGACCATCACGAACGTCGCGGCGACTCTTTTCTCGCTACTCATGTACTACTTCAAATGGAAATTCGAGCTTAAAGAATTAAACCAAGTAAATGATATACCCGCTCCTATAGTGTAGTTGGTCAACACAGGGGACTTTGAATCCCCTACCCCAGGTTCGAGTCCTGGTGGGAGCTTGATTTATATGCGGGAGACTCATAAGACTGTTCACCTTAAGAGGCTCCCAGAACAAGCATATAAATCTTTTCCTCTCTTAGCTCAGTCGGTAGAGCAGTGGACTGTAGTTCCAATGGTCACTAGTTCGATTCTAGTAGAGAGGACCCATTCCTCTGTAGCTCAGTTGGTAGAGCGACAGGCTGTTAACCTGTAGGTCGTCGGTTCAAACCCGGCCGGAGGAGACCCACACCTTTTACATACGTGACCCGCATGTAAAAGATGTTTGCTAATTATAGATGACCGATACGAATCACCACGTACTCACAGGAAAGGTGGATATTACCAGTAATTTACTGGTAGGCTCTTCCCACCTGTTTGTCGATACCAATAATAATCGTGTAGGACTCATCACCACAAACCCTGACGCAGGTTTACACGTAAACAGTAACGCCTACGTAAACACGGATTTACGTGTGGGATCGCAAATCGAAATAAACGCAACAGCTGGGCGTGTGAAAGCGGCTTCGTTTGAAGGTGATGGCTCTTTATTAGAGAATGTACCAGCGGGTGCAGATGGAGCCGCGGCTACGATTGGGGACCCGACCATAACGACCGGACTCGCGGGGACAGAGGCATCCGTGACTAATTCTGGTACGAGTTCCGCTGCCGTTTTTGATTTTGTTATTCCGAGAGGTGATGCGGGTACTAATGGTACTAATGGTGAGGATGGAGCCGCGGCTACGATTGATAACGTAACAGTAACGACCGGACTCGCGGGGACAGAGGCATCTGTGACTAATTCTGGTACGAGTTCCGCTGCCGTTTTTGATTTTGTAATTCCAAGAGGTGACCAAGGTGCTGATGGTACTAACTATTTCACGTTAAGTGGATCAAATATTTATAGGACTACAGGGAATGTGGGAATTGGAGTGACGAATCCGGGTCATAAATTAGAAGTGAATGGAACCATTAGAGCGTCTACTTACGTATCCACGCCATACCTCTATAGATCGAGTCACAATAGTGGATACATGGTTGGTTCGTATAATAGTGTCGGTGCCAACTCCACTATGGTGAATCCTATTTACACTATAGGATCAAATTATATGCCAACTGGAGACAATGCGATTGGTAGTATGTACGGTATAGGCTATTCGCATGGGAACTTCACTTCACTACTCACAGGTGGTTGGGGTATGTATGTCGCATCAGGTGGTCACGTTCGCATAGGTTTAAATGCCCAACATGGGCATATAAAAAATACCGGTGATATTTATTGCTCGAATAGAATTTATTCGAGTAATGGTATACACTGCCAGGGTGATTGGTTCCGTATTAATGGAACTAATGGTATTCATTGGGAATCATATGGTAATGGTTGGTTTGCCCAGGATACAACATATATGAGATCATATAACAATAGATGGGTATATACCGCGGGTGGATTTCATGCTAACGCTTTTCGTGTATCTGGTGGCAATAATAATTTAGAAATGAGACTATACGTCGATAATATCGCTTTTTTTGGTGATGCAGGAATAAATGGATATATAGAAGATGATATAAGCTGGGGAGGGGCAATAAACTTTACGGGGCAGCACAGAACTTTTATAAAAGACATACCTCATCAAAAAGCAATAGATTACGAAGGCTATATTGTTTGTGCTGACCAAAATAGATATGTTAAAATGTCTTATGGCGTTGAAACAGGTAATAAAGCCATAACGATAAACGAATCATTACCCATAGTAAGTCTTTCAAATAAGGTTAACGACAAATCGTGTTTCGGTGTTATATCATCTACAGAAGATCCCGATGAAAGAATGGAAAAACACGGCAAATTTGTTTCGTTATTCAAAAAAGAAACGGGTGATACCCGTGTATACATTAACTCCGTTGGTGAAGGTGCTGTTTGGGTCACGAATATTAACGGTTCTCTCGAATCGGGTGACTATATCACGACCTCTGACATATTAGGGTATGGCCAAAAACAAATCTCAGACTCATTAAAAAACTATACAGTTGCCAAAATAACAATGGATTGTGATTTTAATCCGACAACACAAAAAGTAAAAAAAATAAAGAAATCTTTTCAAGATGTTACTTATTGGGTAAAAAAAGAATCAATTGCAGCTATATCAGATGAGCAGTATAACAAACAACCAGAAGAAAATAGAGAAATAATTGAAAGTAAATATTATACTACAGAACACGGAGTAGAAATAACCGAAGATGATTATAACGATTTATTAGAAGAAGAAAAGGAAAAATATTCTGAACAGATCAGATATACTAAACACATAATAAAAATAACTAAAGAGAGAGTTAAACCAAAACAAGATTTAGAGTTATATGTAGAAGAAACATATCATGAACTAGATAACGACTTAGACGAAAATGGTGAATTTCAATGGGAAGATACAGATGAAACCGAAAAGGCGTACCAGATTCGATACCTCCTCCCAGACGGAACTCAAATATCCGAGGAAGAGTATACCACCAGAGCTTTAGCCGATGAGAAAGTCTACGTGGCCGCCTTTGTCGGCTGTACGTATCACTGCGGTTAAATTGTGTAGTTATAGTAATGATTGTTCCAGAAAGCGTTAAGAAAGATTGGGATGTCGTCTCAGAACCATCTCTTATCCAAATAGATAAACTGAAAAAAGAGCTCCAATCAACGAAAGAAGAGCTCCAATCAACGAAAGAAGAACTCCAATCCGAAAAGAATAAAGTTGCCACGATGGAACTATTAGTCGCATCCCTCGTCAAACGTGTCGGTGATCTCGAAAATCTAGTGATTTAAAGAAAAAGCGCTTTCGTAAAGTACAAAATGTCTTGCATCGCCACTCTCAGGCCCATCGTTACCACCCCCATTCAATCCAGGAACAGGGTTAAGTCCCGCACCGTAGTGCGGGCGACCAATGAGGGATCTCGTTTCACGAAGATCGACCGTCCTAACGATTTTCTAGCGGTCGCAGAGCGCGTTAACGGTCGTGCGGCTATGATTGGTTTCACTTCCGCGGTGGTCGATGAGATCATGACTGGTAACCCTATCAGCGCGCAATTCCAAGAGAACATCGGACTCTCCATCGCCGTCGCATCCTTGGTTTTCCTCGGCACCGCCGCTAACCCGGAGGATGAGGGATACGTTCAGGGACCTTGGAAGCCTGAGACCGAACTCGTCAACGGTCGACTCGCGATGATCGGAATTCTTTCACTCCTTCTCACCGAATCTATTCATCCACAGGTCCCATTGTTTTGAGCTTAAAAATAAAAACTTAGTATAATATAAAATGTCAGGTGGAATTGCCCAACTCGTTGCCATTGGTGCCCAAGATGCCCATATCGTAGGCCAGCCAGAGGTATCATTTTTTAGGTCTAATTACAAACGTCATACAAATTTCGCTCAGACTGTTGAGCGTCAGGTTATCCAGGGGAACCCCACCGCGAATGGTATGTCAACCATTCGTTTCGAGCGCAAGGGTGATCTCCTCGGATTTGTCTATCTCGCCCCCCGTAGCGGTACGGTCACGCACTCTCCCACCGACTGGCTCGGTCAGGTTGCCAAGGTAGAATGGTTAGTGGGAGGTCAGGTTATTGACACCCAAGATGCGAACTTTTCCCAATTCGTCGCGCCCACTGTTATGTCACAGAACTTAACTAAGTCTATTTCTGGTTACGGTGAAGCCGCGGAATCTCGTTTCTACCCTTTACGTTTCAGCTTCTGCGAGAACTGGCAATCCGCCATTCCATTGGTTGCATTACAGTATCACGATGTAGAAATTCGAGTTACGTGGGGTGGTTCTCTCACCGGTGCTTGGGAATGCTACGCGCATTTCATCTATCTCGATACCGATGAACGCTCTTCCCTCGCCGCCGCACCCCAAAACATGCTCATCACCCAGACCCAAAAGTCTGTCGCTTCCAATTCTACTATCCAGGAACTCAACCTAAACCACCCAGTTAAGTATTTAGCTGCGGCCGACGGTGCGGCTTTAGCGATCGCTGCCGACAATAATAAGATTAAGCTCCAGATTAACGGTACCGATGTTACCGACTTCAAGTACACTGATCCTCACTACACAGCCGTTTCTGAGTACTACCACACTTGCGCCTCCGCGGCGGCCGCGAGTGGAGCCAACAAGAAACGTTTCATCTACCCCTTTTGCTTTGAGACTGGAAAGCTTCAGCCTACAGGCAGTTTAAATTTTAGCCGCGTTGACTCAGCCCGCCTTGTCAGTGAGACTGCTTCTCATACCGACGACATATATGCCGTTAACTATAACATTATGAGGATAGAATCAGGGATGGGCGGTTTAATGTACTCTAATTAAATCCCGTATAATAATAAATGTGGTTTTTTCTATTTCTCGCATTTTTCGTTTTTATGATCACCTACGATCCTAAATCCGGAACGCTCAATAAATACATACCTAATTCTCCAGAAGAGAAGAAAGAAAATGCGCCGTGTAAACATGGTCACTTTAATGAAATACAATTCGCTCAACAAGGATACGAATGCCCCAGTAACGATAAAACAAATATGGGTGCAATAATATCTACTTAAAAATAACATTTGTAAATTTTACATAATGTTTGCATTTGACCGTGATACCGCAGTTCTCGTCGCCGTCGCCATCTGTGTGTTCGCCACCATATACATGTACAGCCAACACAAGAAAACGAATGAAAGTATCGAAGAATTCAGGGAGGCACTCGCTGATAAGCAGAAGCCTATGGTTTCTTTGGAGCGTCCCCGCCCCGCACCTTGGGCCTCGAAGATTCCCGTGGAAGTTAAGAAGGTTCCCATCCCCGTAGTAGAGGAGAAGACCGAAAAACCAACACCTGTTATCACCGAGTCAGAATCCTCGGAATAATCTTGTCAGGAGATTGTAGAGTGCGATGAGCAATGAAGAAACATAAGGCCATCGCTATACCCGTAATATATAACGGAGACGTACCAAGATTTTTAACAGTCAGAGATAAAAGATTTAAGGAATGGATTTTCGTCACCGGTGGATGTAGACGTAGAGAAATCAATAATCCACTTCGAACCGCTTTAAGAGAATTAGAAGAAGAAACGAGGGGTGTAGTTTCTTTAAAAAGAGGAGAATATACGTCATTTTCATTTACAGTTAAAGAAAGTCCTACGATTGACTTGGAATACACTGTTTTTGTCTTTTTCGTTAATTATTCTCGACACGATCAAGTTGATTTGGTCAAAAAATTTAATGAAGAAAAATATAAAATGTACACTAAAAAAATTCATATGAAAAGGACGTACGATGAAAACGATTACATGAGTTTCGATACCTTACCGGAATTTAATTCCAGAAGGAGATGGGAACGAATCATAAAATACGTCCTAAAAAATCCAGAATTTTACGCCTGCGTGACTTCCCCCAATAGAAAATCATTTGCTATTAAATAATGAAGTCCAAGAGTTATATTCTCATGCAGATTAAGGATATTCTCATCGATCATAAATCGTATACACGAGAAAAGGCTGAGCGGTACACGGAAGAACTCAAAGAAAAAACCGTATACGAACTTTTAGTGTTTAAAAAACAATTGATGAATGAAGATGAAGAATTTATAGATGTTTCGTATCGTCGTTCGATATGGCACGAAGAAGAAGATTAAAAAAATAAGTGTAGGATACTGTAAGTATGTTTAAGTCTTGGTGTAAGCGCCAAGGATTTTGCAATGGATCCAATCTATCACACGTATTAATGGATGGTGGAATACTATCTGTCCCGTTTGATAAATTGAATGAATTTTACGAAATGTGTATTAAATGCATAAATAAGGGCGAAAAGATATACGTCGTCGAACAAAAGACTGATACGTATAACTTTTTCGTAGATATCGATTATAAGGTGGATGAGGAGTTAACATTCGACCATTTAAAAGAAGTATCAAGATCTATATGTGATCGTGTTGCGTTTTTTGGCGGAAAAGACGCGCTCATTTCCGTCGCGGAACCCAAATCTGTGGGGGATAAAATCAAACATGGTATACATATTAATTGGTCGGATTTTGTCGTTGACCATGGATCGGCGATGGCTCTCCACTCACATATCGTATCTGCGTTAGATATTTTATTCCCCAATCGACCATGGGGTGATATCGTGGACACCGCAGTGTACGGAAATGAAAAACGTAAAACGAAAGGAAGTGGATTTCGTATGCCGTGGTCACATAAGAAAGCGAAACACGACCCATGCGATGGGCGAGGTTGCGCGCTATGTGAGAATGGAAAGGTAATACAGGGCCCATATAAACCAGTGATCATGTACTCTCACAAAACAAAATCACTCGAGTATATATTTGACAAAGAACCCTCCGTTGAATTATTGCATATGGCAACTTTGCGCACAGAAAATAAGAATCACGCCGTGATTGAAGGGTCTGTGAGAGAAGAAGGATCTTTTAATATTCAAGATACACGAGATACCTATACAAATTATGAGACGATAGCACAGATTGAAACTTTTATTCAAAAACATCTAGTGGGTCAACAGAGTGCGGAGATTGTTAAAGTCTTCAAAAAAGATACGTCATACCTAGTATCTTCTACATCAAAGTATTGTGAAAATCTTAGTCGTTCACATGCATCAAATCACGTATGGTTTTTGATAGAGGGTGACGCGATCAACCAAAAATGTTTTTGTATGTGTGAAACGATGAAAGGAAGAAAATATGGATTTTGTAAAAATTTTGGTGGGCGTAGACACATGTTACCGGATAAAATTTATAAAGCCATGTATCCAGATGGATACAAACCGCACATGTTTTGTCAACCCGTTCCAAAAGAAGTTAAACCCAGTTCAGAAAGTTTGGTTGATATGCTCACCGGTTTTATATGTAAATACGTCACAAAAAATACTACAAAAGTTTTGTCCGTTACAAAAAAAATGAAAAAAATGTATATCATCAACACAAACGCACATTGCCAGACGTGTAATAAAGATAACTTACAGTTTAAAATAAAGCAGAATTCAGTATTAGAGCAGTTATGTAC